GGTAAGACGGTTCTGGCGGTTAATCATATTATTAAGAAAGCTGTTCTCAATGCGTTGCGTGAACCAAGATATGCGTACATTGCTCCGTTCTTAAAACAAGCGAAGTTAATTGCCTGGTCAATGATGAAGTATTACACGAAGAATATTCCTAATGTGAAGGTGAATGAATCTGAATTGACGGTTGAGATTCCTAACTGCACAGGCCAGATATCAAAGATATATTTGTTTGGTGGCGATAATCCAGACGCTTTAAAAGGTACATATTTAGACGGTGTTGTAATGGACGAGATGGCTCAGATGAAGCCAGATTTATTTAGCGAAACAATTAGACCAACACTTACAGATAGAGGTGGATGGGGATTGTTCATTGGTACACCTAAAGGCCAGAATGCATTTCTTGATATTTACGAGCTAGCAATGAAGAAGATGAACGAAGGCGACCCTAATTGGTATGCAGCATTATATCGTGGTGATGAAACTAATATCATACCAGAAGGTGAATTAAGTCAATTAAGAGATACATTATCAGACGCAACTTATAGACAAGAGATTCTATGTGACTTCACTGCAGCAGCGGATAATGTACTTATTCCTATAGATTTAGTATCAAGAGCAGCAGGTAAAGCATATAAAGAAGGAGAAGTTAATGGCAGTCCTATTGTTTTGGGTGTTGATGTTGCCAGGTTTGGTGATGACCGTTCCGTTATATTTCGTAGACAAGGTTTACAAGCATTTACGCCAAAGGTATTCACTAAGCTAGATAACATGGAACTGGTAGGAATGGTTCAGCGAGAGATTGAAGAACATAAGCCTGACGCGGTATTTATTGATGCAGGACGTGGTGAAGGAGTTATAGATAGATTAAGACAGTTAGGATATCAAATACAAGAAGTGAACTTCGGTTCAACACCATCTCAGCCAGTTGTCTATTCTAATAAGAGAGTAGAGATGTGGGATAACGTCAGAGAATGGCTAGAACAAGGTGGCGCAATACCTAATCTGCCAGAGTTAAAGTCTGATTTAGTAACGCCTACATACGAATATGATGTAGCGAACAGAATGAAACTAGAGAGCAAAGAGAAGATTAAAGAACGCCTTGGTAAGTCACCTGACTGTGCGGATGCTCTTGCTCTTACATTTGCAATGCCAGTAAGAATTAAAGGTAGGTTTGATGCATTAGGTATAAGACAGAAAGATATGGCAGTAGTTGAATATGACGTTTTAGCTTAGGAGTAATTATGAAATTAAGAATGTTATCTAATAAAAAAGGTTGTTTCGGTGGCGGTTCAGCACCATCAGTTCCAGCGCCACCAGCACCAGCTCCTATTCCAAGTCCATCTGAAGTATCACCTCAGCAGACTGCAGAACAAAGAGCTAATAAGATTAAAGGTTTGCAGTATGGACTATTAAGTACAGTAAAGACTGGTCCTCAAGGAGTAACAGGTAACGGAGCTGACCTTAGTGCCCCTGTAGCAACAGGTACTAAGAAAACAATAGGTTCATAAAATGGATAAACTGAAGAGTCAAGGCAATCTAAATGTACAAGATAATCCGATAGCAATAGCTAATCAGAAGATGACTTTAGATAGATGGCCATTTATCAAGCGTTCACAGTGGATGTGGAACGAAGCAATGACTTGGTATCCAGCATTTAAAGAGTTAGCTAAGTTTTGTAATCCAACTAGAGGGTATTTTATTGATGATGTGCCTAATCGTGGGAAGCAAATAGATTTTACTACAGTAGTTGACGGTCATGCTCGTATTGCTTGTAGGACATTGGCAAGTGGTATGCACTCAGGGCTAACAGCTCCTAGTAGACCTTGGTTTAAGCTAGAACTACCACAGGTTGAATTAGATAATAACTCAGCAGGTGTAGCATGGCTAGATGAAGTTCAAGAGAGAATGTTAGAAGTATTTGCTCAGTCTAACATTTATGGAGTATTGCGTTCAATGTATGAAGAAATAGGCACATTTGGAACGGCTTGTGCATATATCGAGGAAGATGCAGATGACGTTATTAGAGGGAGAGTATATACAGCTGGCGAGTATTTTCTTAGTTGCGGTCCTGATGGCCGCGTTAATGGATTTCATAGACGATTCTGGATGACTAATTTCCAATTAGTAGAACAATTTGGTATTGAGAACTGTTCTCCTAGAGTTCAAGCTCAATGGCAAACACACCAAGACCAATGGACTAAAGTAAATTTATTGATAGAACCAAATGATGATAGGATTCCAGAAGATAAGAGCTGGAGAGGTAAAGCATATCGCTGTGTCTATTGGGAAGATGGTTCAATGAATAACACCTATTTATATACAGGTGGATATGACGAATTTCCAATTATAGCCCCTCGATGGGATACAACAACGACAATGGATATCTACGGTCGTGGACCAGGTTGGGATGCTTTAGGTAATGTGAAGATGTTGCAGAAGGAACAGCGAGATAAACTTACCGCTCTGGCTCTGATGATACGACCACCAATGCAGGTTGATAGTTCTATCCAAGGTGAAGTCAATTTGATGCCTGGCGGTGTAACCAGGTCGAGTTCCAGCGCTCCTAATGCTGGGGTTAGACAAGCATTTCAAATCAATCCTGACATCAGAAGTATTTCAGAAGATATCCAAGTCTTGAAGCAAACAATAGATAAGAGTTTCTTTGCTGATTTGTTCTTGATGTTAGATTCACAAGACCAAAGTAGAATGACTGCAACTGAAGTAGCAGAACGACAAAGCGAGAAGTTACAGATATTAGGTCCAGTATTAGAAAGACTTGAGAACGAGTTGTTGAATCCGCTTATCGAACGGACATTCGCAATTATGATGCGTGGAGGGTTAATTCCACCCCCACCTCCAGAATTAAGTGGTTTAGAGATTAAGCCTAAGTATATAAGTATTCTAGCTCAAGCACAGCGAATGGTTGGAGTTACATCTATAGACCAATGGGTACAAGGGGTAGGAATGACAGCACAGTTAAGTCCAGATGCTGTAGATATTGTCAACTTTGATGAGGTGAACAGTGAAAAAGCTGAAATGTTGGGAATACCTGCAAAAGTTGTTAGAAGCACTGAGGAGTTGGCTAAGATTAGACAACAGAAAGCTCAAGCTCAACAACAACAAATGCAAATGCAGCAAGCCATGGCATCAGCCAAAGCCGCTAAAGATGGAACAGGAGCGATCAGTCAAGCGGCAGGTACGGAAGTCCAGCCGAACAATGCACTCCAAGCCACATTAGGAGCTATTACAGGTAGACAATGATAGATTTTATAGACGAGGACGATGATGCCAAGAAACTTAAAGAAAGCCAACAAGAATATAAAATTCGTAGGCGTCGTGAAATTGATGATGCCAGATGGGTCTTGTCGAATGTCAAGGGTCGAAGGTTTTTATGGAGAATGTGGTGTCTGTGTGGAACATTCCAAGCTAGTTATACTGCAAAGGATGCGACACAAACAGCCTTTAATGAAGGGAAGCGTGACATCGGTATAGCAATCTTGCAAGAGATAAATGCTGCTGATATTAAGGCTTTCTCAAGGATGCAGGATGAAGTCCTTGGTGAGTTAAAGGCTAAACAAAAAGAGGAGAATTTATGAGTAACGAAACTTCAACGGTAGAACAAACAACTCAAACGAGTTCTACTAATGCTACAACGCAGACTACACCTGTTTCTGGCCAAACAGATAAAGCTGCGGCAGTACCTAGTCCAGTGTCTACGACACCACCTGCATCACTCTTAGATGACGCAGGTAAACCAGAACCAGAGGCTGCCAACGACAATCTGCTCGATGAAGCCAAAGCGGAAGGTGAGGCTGAAAAACCTAAGACGGAAGCAAAGAGTCCTACTGCTCCGACAGTTCCTGAAAAGTACGATATTAAACTGCCTGAAGGCGTTACTCTTGATCCAGCAGAATTAGAGAGTTTTACACCTTTAGCTAAAGAACTCGGACTTTCAAATGAACAGGCACAGAAGGTAGTTGACTTTGAAGCCGCAAGGATGCAAAAGTTCGAAGCAGCACAGCAAGCTCAGTTCGAGAAGATTCAGAATGATTTTAAAGCTGAAACTTTAAAAGAATATGGGCCCAAGTGGAAAGAAGAACAAGTGTATGTAGCTAAAGGTCGAGATGCATTTGCTGATGCTGATGTAAGAGCTATCTTAGCTAAAGCAGGAATACAGAACGAAAAGTCTGTTATTCGCATGTTTGCTAAGATAGGTCGAGAAATTAGCGAAGCAAAAATGGTTGAAGGAGCTAAAGGAGTTCCATTAGACGCTCGGTCGGCTGCAGACTTATTATATCCAAACCAAGGTAAAAATTAACTAAGGAGATAATCTTATGGCAGCTTTAAATAATCAGTGGCCAACATTGCTAGATTGGGCTCGTCGTACTGACCCCGATGGCAAGATAGCCAAAATCGCAGAAATCTTAAACAAGTATAACGAAATCCTCGATGATATGTATTATGTCGAAGGTAACTTACCTACAGGTCACAAAACTACAGTTCGTGGTTCTATTCCTGCTGGTACCTGGAGATTGTTAAACCAAGGTATCGTACCTGTCAAGTCGACCAGTAATCAAATTACTGAAACTTGCGGTATGTTAGAGAACTACAGCGAAGTTGATAAAGACTTAGCTTTATTAAACGGAAATACCTCTGATTGGCGTATGTCCGAAGATATGGCTGTTATCGAAGGGTTGAATCAATCCTTAGCAACGGCTATCTTCTACGGTGATACATCTATCAATCCTGAGAGATTTGTCGGGTTAGCTCCTCGCTATTATGCATTGAGCAACGCTACAACTTCTACAAACTTGATTGATGGTAAAGGTACTGGTTCTGTTAATACATCAGTTTGGTTAATTGGCTGGAGCGATCAAACTGTTCATGGTATTTTCCCTAAGGGTTCTAAAGCTGGGTTATCTGTTCAAGATTTAGGCGAACAAACCTTGTTAGATGGTGGAACACCTCAAGGTAGATATCAAGGTTACAGAAGCCATTATCAAATGAAAGCTGGTCTTTGCGTAAGAGATTGGCGTTTTGTAGTGCGTATCTGTAATATTGATATTACTCAGTTAGAAACATCAGGTGATACATCTGATACATCTAGCAACTTAATTAAATACATGAGCCAAGCATTGGATAAGTTTCCACCTACTGGAAATGTACGTCCCGTGTTCTACATGAATCAACGTGTACGTGCTATGTTACGTGTTAAGTTGTTAAATGCTAAGAACGCTTTCATCTCTTTGGAAGAGTTCCAAGGTCCTAATGGTATCAAACGTCCAGGTATGTCCTTCATGGGAACACCTTGTCGTCGTGCTGATGCTATTACTAACACTGAGGCTTATATTAACTAAAAATTAACCTCAAAAGGAGGATAAAGAAATGATACTTGATTATAACTTAGTTCTCGGCTCTGCTCAGGCTGTGACCACCTCTGGTGCCACAACCAGCTACGTCGATACATTAGCAGCAGGTGATGCTATTGCTCATGCTGCTGTTGTGCAGTTCTTGATTAACACTGCTGTAACATCATCTGGTGCGGTCAACGTAACCTTTGATTTACAGACAGCAACCGACAGTGCGTTTACATCTCCTGTGACTTTATCTAGTTCTGGTGTTGTTGCCAAAGCTACATTAGTTGCTGGATATCCTTTAACGTACCCAATCCCAACTGGATGTTTACAGTTCTTACGTGGATATTACACGTTGAGTGCTACGACAAACGGTGGAAAGATTGATTGTCGTATTATCTTGGCTGGTGACTTTGATAAGACACTAGACAAAACCCTGTAATCTTAATTAGGGAGAGGCTCAGGTTAAAATCTGGGCTTCTCCCGAAAGGGTACTATGGCTGGAAAAGTAGACATTATAAATTTAGCTTTAGGTCGATTAAGTCAATCTCCAATAGGTGATATTGCTGAGAACTCCGTACAAGCTAATGTAGCTAATAGAGTTTGGGAGATATGTTTAAAAGATTGCTTACGTTCTAATAACTGGTCATTTGCTCAAGTGACTGATAATTTAGCATTAGTTCCATTTACTCCAGCTTCATGGGTATATGCTTATGCATATCCATCAAATGCTGTTGTAATTTGGAAGATATTTAATCAATATACTGCTGACAATGCAGGAGAACGATTTACTGAAGGTTTCTCAATAGATACTAACCAAAAGATATTATTAACCAACTGTTCAAATGCGATTGTTATATATACTCACTACCTGCAAGACGCAACACAATTCGATTCTAACTTTGTTAATATCTTAGGTTATAGACTAGCTGCAGAAATGGCAATGCCTTTAAATGCAGACCCAGAATTAGCTAAAGCTATGACTGCTTTATATGTAACACAATCAAGTGAAGCACAGCGTATGAGTAGTTACGAAAGTGATGCTCTTTATAAGAGAGATGTAAGTCCGTATGTCGATGCACGAGGGAGTGGGACACCTCAACAAACACAGCCTATTGGTGGACCTGGTGGAGTTAATTTTGTTCAGTGGAATTTAGGAGCATAGTAGATGCCTCAGATTCATTACATTAAGCCGACATTTTCTGGAGGCGAATTAGCTCCTTCAATGTATTCTAGGGTAGATGTTGCCAAGTATGGAACAGGTGCTAAGACTTTACGTAATGTAATAGTTCATCCGTATGGTGGAGCAAGTAACACTCCTGGTACTCATTATGTTGGCTCTGGAAAGACAAATGGTTTATATGTAAGGCTTCACGATTTTGTATTTTCTCAGACACAAGCATATGCAATCGAGTTTGGCAATCAATATATAAGATTTTATTCACGTCAAGGCAGGATAATGGTTGACGGGGATACAATGGTAACAACAGCAAGTGATACGATGGTTACTGCTGACGGATTTGGAATGAGTCTTGCCCCAACAGTTGTATATGAAATATCTTCTCCATATTTAACTGCTGATTTAGCTGTGTTAAATTTTACTCAATCTGCTGATACATTATTTATTTTTCATCCTAGTTATCAAACAAGACTTTTACAAAGAGTGGCAGATAATAGTTGGACATTATCGACTTATACATTTACGAATGGTCCATTCAGAATAGAAAACTCTGATACTACATTAAAAATGACGTGTTCAGTAACAACTGGTAGTGGAACACTAACAGCTTCATCTGCAACATTTTATACAACTCATGTAGGCAGTTTATGGAAGTTAATCCATAATGTAGCAGAACAAAGCACATCTCCTGCAATATCAAGTTCTACAACATCTAGTTCTATTTCATGTGGTGGGACTTGGAGATTAATTACTCATGGAACATGGGCTGGTGTATTGACAGTTCAAAAGTCTACAGATGCAGGAAGTACATGGACTAATGTAAGAACATTTTCATCAGCAAGTGATTTTAATGCGAATACATTTGGTACGGAAGATATGAGTGATAATGCAGACCCATTTTTAGTTAGAGTTAATATGACTACTTATACAAGTGGAACTTGTAATGTTACATTAACAGCAGACGCTTATGTAGCAATCGGAGTTGTACAGGCAACAGCTTATACAAGTTCAACAGTTTTATCAGTAACAGTTAAGCGAGTAGTAGGAGCAACGTCAGCAACGCCAGCTTGGGCAGAAGGTTCATGGAGTGATTACCGAGGGTGGCCAGCAGTAGGAGAGTTTAATCAAGATAGATTAGTTACAGGTAATAATAACAGTGAACCCCAAACGAGCTGGATGACTAAGACCTCGAATTATTATGATTACTCCATATCCTCCCCTGTGGTTGATAGCGATTCAATCTCTGTCAACCTGCCTACAAGACAGTTGAACGGCATTAACGGTTTTGTATCCTTATCAGCTCTTATCGCCCTTACGTCATCCAGCGAATGGGCTATAGGAACACCAAATACACCAATTACACCAAGTTCTATTACGCAAAGACCTAATGGTTATACTGGTAGTTCAGGACTAAAGCCAGTAGTTATTAAGAATAGGGCTGTGTTTGTTCAAGCAATGGGTGGATTACTAGCAGATTTAGGTTACGACTTATATTCAGATTCATTTACAGGTTCAGATTTAAGTATATTAGCAAATCATTTATTTACAGGCTACACGATTACAGATATGGCTTATCAGCAATATCCTGACTCGTTAGTCTGGTGTGTTAGAAGCGATGGTAAGTTATTATCAATGACATATTTAAGAGAGCAAGAAGTTTTAGCTTGGACATGGCATGATTTAGGCGGTTTAGTTGAGTCTATTTGTGTAATACCATATAATGGCTATAACCAGCTATGGTTAAGTGTTAATCGAGATGGAGTAAGACATATTGAGTATATGGACCATAGACTTTCTTCGTTTGTACCTCAAGACCAATTCTTTGTATTTGCTGGACTTATCTATCAAGGTGACCCTGCTACTGTGATTAGTGGCTTAGACCATTTAGAAGGTAAAAGCGTAGCTGTAAATGCAGATGGAAATGTTGTGGCTAACTATTTAAGGCCGTTTACTGTAGTATCAGGACAGATTACATTACCTTTTGCAGCAAGTAAGGTAATTGTTGGACTTACTTATTATTCAGATATTGAAACATTAAACATTGAAGTAGGATTACCTGACGGAACATTACAAGGACGTAAAAGCAAGGTTACAAAGTCAGTCATACGAGTAGTCAATTCAAGGGGTGGTTATATGGGCCCAGATTCGACTACATTACAAGAGATTAAGAATAACTTTAGAACTACATATGATACGTCTTTAGCTTTATATACAGGAGATTTAAAACATACTCTAAGCGGTGGATATAACGATGGCGGTCGTATGTTGATAAGACAGTATGATCCTATGCCTTTGACAGTATCAGCAATTATACCAATAGTAAGTACAGCAGGAATGACAAGCGAATGATAGAAACAATAGAAGAAAAGACACTTTATTATAACAAGAACAATAAGATTGTCAGAGATACTCGTACATCTGATTTAGATTATTTAGCTCTTAATTTACGTCAGTCTGATAAAGACGAGATTATGGCAAGTCATTCTCTTAAACCTATGGAAGCATTACAGCTAGGTTTTCAATATTCAGACACTTGTTTAACTGCATGTATCAGAAATGAACCTTTTGCTATCTTTGGTTGTTGTCCAGTAGATGAGATTAAAGCAACGATTTGGATGTTAGGAACTCCAAGGATAGAAGATGCAGCTTTCGAGTTTGTTAAGTATTCTAAGCACTTTGTAGAAGTGTTGCACGTGAAACAGGAGTTGCTTTATAACTATGTAGACGCAAGGAATTTACAATCTATTAAATGGTTACGGATGATAGGTGCAAATATACATGAGTCAAAACCTTATGGTGTTAAAGGACTTCCGTTTCATTATTTTGATTTCTTAAGAGAGAAGGGAAGATAATATGTGTAGTCCAGTATTAGGTCTAGGTGGTTGGGCGGCAAGTACAAAGACAGGACAGAATGTTATACAGAATACTCCATTATTAGGAGCTGCTCCTATGCTATTAAAGAATGATACTGTAAATAACGCTGCTAAAAATGGTCTTTTTGGTGTTGGTGGGATGTTGCTTAGCAAAATGAATAAACCTAAAGACTCAACGAATATAGGGAGTTAAATATGTGTTTGCCAGCAGTTCCTTTACTTATAGCAGCCTCAGCAGCCTCAGCAGCAGTAGGAGCAGCAGGAGCTATCCAACAAGGTCAAGCTCAATCTAACATGGCAAAGTATCAAGCTAATATGGCTGAACAGCAAAGTCAATTAGCTGCAAGAAGTGCCGAACAGAATACGACTATTACCAAGATGCAAGCTGCGAATGATACTAAGCAATTACAAAGACGAGATGCAGAGGTTGCAGGTTCAGCAAGAGCAGCAATGGCGGCAAACGGAATAGCAGGAAGTGGAACAGCAGCAGATTTGACTACAAGTAATTTCGATACTCAGAAACTAGATGAAATGTCTATTAGATACAATGCAGATTTAAAGTCTTGGGGAATTAAAGAGCAGTTAGGTGGAGAACAATGGAATTTAGCTGCAATGCAAGAACAATATAAGATGTCAGGACAGAATGCTAAGACTGCAAGTTACTTTAACGCCGGTAGTTCTCTATTAAGTTCAGCAAGTCAATTTGCTACAGCTAAGATGTATTATAGCTCTACTGGTGCTAGAGCAACAAATACAGCTTCTAATACAGGAAAACCATAAAATGCAAGTACCTATAGTTCAACAACAAGTAAACACACAGCCTATACAAGCTCCACAGCTACAAGCTCCATCTGCTGTTCCTGGTACTTTTGGTGAACAAGTAGGTGCTGCAGTTGAGAAGTTAGGACAGACTGGTGCTGAATTAGGAAGCAGATTGATAATTCATATGCAAAATCAGCAGAAGATAGCTGACCAAGAAGCTGCATATGACAGAATTAACCAATTAAATAAAGTTCAACTAACTGCAGCATACGGACAATTAAACTTTCCAAGTCAAGACCCTGAGATTGAGAAACTTCAATCTATGCATGGAATTGATTTCTCAAAGATAGAAAAGAATCAAGGCTGGTTAAATGCTCAAGGTAAAGATGCTGAAAATACAGCTGTTAATGCAAATATAGCTTTGGAGGAGATTAAGAATCAAATGGGTAAAGGTTTAGGACTATACGGAACTAAAATATACACTAGAGAAGCTGACAGATTAAATGCTTCTCAATATGATGTAGCTATTAAACATCAACAACAACAGGTTAAGGCTGGAAAGATTGCAACTGGTAATAACTATATGTTTAGACAAGTCCAGATGGCTGGAAATGCAATTACCTCTGACCAAGTTAATCAGATATTTGATAATGTTCAAAATGCTAATCAGACTTATTCTCAAGTGTCACCAGAACATTTTAGTGATGAAAATTTAAGTAAGACATATTCTAAAGTAACTCAGAATGCAGCTCAGAGTTTACTTACTAAGACTAACGGAAATTTAGATGCAGCAGAAGCATTGGTTAATGGAGTTGACGGAGATAGATTACCAGAAGAAGAAAAGAATAAGATTATAGCTAATCTAAGAGTTGGAGCAGATAAGTTAATTAAGAATAATGAACGTTCAGCTAAAATACAATCTACTAATACTTTCTTAGAAGCCTATAAAGGTTTAGAAGATGGTTCACTTAATTGGGTTCATGCGACTGATATAGATTCATTGCCACATATTACAGAAATGGATAAAGCTATTTTAAAGAATGTTATCAGTACAACTTCTGATTTAAAAGGCACTCCTCAAGATGCTATTAAGAAGATAGAACTACAAACTAGAACTGATAAACACTCTCCTTTCATTCAGCACATGGATGATGTATTTGCAAGTGGCGACCAAGACAAGATAATGGATGGAATGAGAGAAGCTGCAACTGCATATCATAATAAACAAATATCTCAAGAAGCGTTTGTAGCTATTTCAAAGATTGGAAGATTACGTACTCAAATGCAGCCAAATCTGGTAGATGCTAAAGATGGAGTCAAGATTTCAGCACAACATACTCCTATAGATGCTGGAATGAAAGCAGTACATGATTTCTTAAATTCTACACAAATGCAAGACCCAAAGTATTACAGCCAATTAGCTGATAGTATATCTAAGGATAGTGATATTCAAAGTGCAATAGATAAAGTTAAAAAGACTGTAGCTTTAGACAAGAATCCTAATATCAATAATATTCCTGCTAATGGACAAGTTTGGGTAGATAAAAAAACTGGTGTAAGAGGAATGGTTTATCCTGATGGACGAGTTGAATCAGTAAAAGGTGGTTCTTCTAACAATGGCAAATAACGAGAACATAGCAACAGCAGAAAATCCAGTATTTGATTGGAAGTCGATGTCATTTGAACTTCCTAATGCTGTGCCATTGACAGAAGATG